CGAGGGAGGGACAGAGGGGCGAAGCCGGTCATGCGCCACGCTCCAGGTCGTCAAGCCGGTCCTCAACCGTGCGGACCCGCCGGCCTAACACCAGCGCGTCGCCGATCAGGAAGCCTTTCGTGTTCGAGAAATCGTTCTGAAGCGACGTTATGACGTTGATCAAACGCTCGTGCTGATTGTTCATCCGCGCCATCAGCCGCGCCTCCATCGCCTCCAGAAATGCCCTCGTCTCATCGTCCATCGTCGTTCTCCTTCGCTGAAAGGGGAGGCGAGGCCGAAGCCCCGCCAGTGGGTCAGGCGGCTTTCAGAAAGAGTTGCAGCTTGCGAGAGCCGACCTTGGTGAAGACCTCACGGGGCTCGAGAATGCCGGCCGCGACCAGTTCGCGCGCCTCGTTCATGTAAAGGCTCGTCGAAGCGCCGCGCTCCGTGCCGGCCTGGTGGATCAGTTTCTCGTGCTTCGCGGTGATTGTCATGTCGTGGGTTCCTGTCCGTCTGTGTTGATGACAGGAATATACGCAAAGGCGTGAAGATCGTCAATAGGATTGTTGGGGGTGGGGAGGAATTATTTTTCGGAGGGATGGCCGGAGGCGGCGCGGATCGTGCTAAAGACCGTGCGGCCCTGCAGCCACCACGAGACTGAAGCCCGTTCGGCGTCGCCTCATACTGGCGATGTCGGCGGGTTTCGGCTGGTTGATAGGCGCCGGGGGCCTGGCAGGGTCCTCGGCGTCGGCTTGTTCCGGCCAAAATAGGCAAAAGCGGCGATTGCCTACGACCTCCGCGTGTGCTAGCGCGGTCCTCAGTCCCCAGGGGGCGAGGAAATGCCCGATTCCAACGCCGGGTTGCTGGCCGGTGTCAGCGAAAAGCTGATCCACGCGCTGCCGCCCGCGATGATCCTCCTCGTGATCCTCAACATCGTCTTCCTCGGCGTGGCGACCTACGTCTTCGGCCACAACACCACGGCACGTAACGAAATGCTGGCTCGGATCATCGAGTCATGCCTCAAAAAGGACTAGACATGGCTGCCATCGAAATGACCTTCGACGGATCGTTATACGACAAGATGACCTAGTCCTCGCGTCAGGTGACGCTCATCGGGCAGGCGTTCTACACCGGGGTAGGTGTCGGTGGCGGTCCTTCGCCTGGCGGGCCGCCGCTGGGCTTCTGGGGAGGTGTCGCGCCGCCGTATGTCGATATCGGCGGGCCAGGACCGCAGCCCCGGCCAGAGCATCCGATAATACTCCCTCCGATCGAGCCGGGCGGCCCACCGGTCTACCCAGAGCATCCGATCACGTATCCGCCGCCGCCCGAGGGCAACAAACCGCCGCCTCCCGGAGGTGGATGGGGTTACTCAAGTGAATACGGCTGGGGGTACTTCCCAATGGGCAGCTCGGCAGGCCCGAAATAGATCGGCAGGGGCGTGGTCTCACAGCCACGCCCACGTCTCTCTATTGAGGATGTTGCGGATTGTTCTGGGAATGACCCCGTATTGCTCCGCTATTTTGGGACTGGTCATGCCAAGTTTCGCAAGGGTTCTAATGCGCGGAATGTCTTCGTCAGTTAACTTTGCGTGGCGTGCCTTTGTCCCCCGGATCATCGTTCCATGATTGACCCGGTCGGCGAGGTTCTCCGCCTGAGAGGCCCAACGCAGATGAGTGGGCGCCACGCAGGCAGGGTTTCCGCACAGGTGCGCGGCAACAGACTTGTCTTCAGGCGCCTGGCCTTGGGTGCGCTCGCAGACAATGCGATGGACGCGATAATTCCGCTGCCCGCGAAATTCGATCACGCCGTAGCCGGCCCAGTTTCGGTGATAGGGCCAGATCAGACAGTCATTGCCCGTGTAGGCAACGGCTTGTTCCACGAAGGCCGCTTTGGCGCCTCTCGGTTGATATTTGATGATGCCTTTGGATTTCGTCATCGGCGCACCGCCGCATCGCGCGGCAAGGCGCACAGGAGTAGTATCTTGAGAGCCATTTCGATCCTCCGGTCAGGGTCTTTGGTCAGGGCGCCCAGAGCCGCGACAACGGCCTTGGGTGCCCGCACTCTACCATGAAACCCGCCATCTTCGCACCAGTCGTCTGGGTGTTATCCATCGCCGGCACGTGGCTGCTCGTCTGGTATGCCGTGGTGCTGTTGGGGCGCGCGCTGTGAGCCTCCTTCTCATCATCCTGCTGATTGTCATCCTTTTCGGTGGCGGCGGAGGTTATTACGCATACGGACGATACGGCGGACCCGGCGTCAGCATCGTCGTGGTGATACTCGTGGTGCTGCTTGTCGTTTTGTTGGTGGGACGACCTTGGCCATGGTGAATAAAATAGCCGCCGTCATCATTGTTTCACTGGTAACTGTCATGGCGCTGCCCGGAGACAGGACGCGCCTCGACGATGGACTCAATGCCCGTGAACAAAGGGCGGAACGCGACAGGGAACTAAACGCGATGATCGAGCGATCTCGCGCCGAGTTGCATATTCGCGTCCGTTCAGATCAGGCGTTCTGAATGCCATTCGTCAAAGGACAGTCAGGCAACCCAGGCGGTAAGCCGAAAGAGATTAAAAACGTGATCGAAATGGCGCGCACGCACACGCTGGCCGAGATCGTTTCGGACGGCGAGGCCCCGTCCGCCGCTCGGGTCGCCGCCGCGAACGTGTTGCTCGAACGCGCGTGGGGCAAGCCGATCCAGCCGGTCGACGCGCAGATCGACATGCGCGCCAGCTACGTCATCCGCGCGCCGCTCGCCGTCGCGTCAGCACGCGAGTGGCTTAAACTTTACGCGCCGGGCGAAGTCGAGGGCGTGGCCGAGGCCGGCGACGATGGATGACGACCGCGAGCCGCTGACCGCGTGGAGCCCGCAGCCAGGACCGCAGGCCGCGTTCGTCGATTGCCCGGTGTTCGAATGCTTCTTCGGTGGCGCGCGCGGCGGCGGCAAGACCGAGGCGGTCATTGGCGAATGGGCATTGCACGCGGCGCAGCACGGCGCCGATGCGATCGGCCTGATGATCCGCCGCACGCGTGTTGAACTCGACGAGACATTCGAACGCGCGAAATCAATTTACACCAAGCTTGGCGTTCATGCGACCTACAACCCGCGCCGGTTTGTATTCCCCAACGGCGCCCGCATAACCTACGCTTACCTCGAACGCGACACCGATGCGGAATCGTATCAGGGGTGGTCGACGACGCGCGTGTATATCGAGGAGGCGGGCAACTTTCCGAGTCCGCAACCAATCCTCAAGCTGATGGCGACGCTGCGAAGCGGTGCCGGCGTGCCGGTCGGCATTCGTCTCACCGGCAACCCTGGCGGGTCGGGGCATCAGTGGCTGCGGTCGCGCTACATCGATCCGGCGCCGTTGGGCTGGAAGATCCTGCGTGACGCGGCGGGCCTCGAGCGCATCTACATTCCGTCGCGCGTGACCGACAACGCGTATTTAGGATCGGATTACGTGCAGCGTCTGAGCGCCTCGGGCTCGCCTGAGTTGGTGCGCGCGTGGCTGCACGGCGACTGGACGGTTGTCTCGGGCGCGTTCTTTCCCGAGTTCAGCGCCGAACGGCACATCATGCCGCCGCGCGCCCTGCCGGAGCACTGGGCGCGGTTTCGCAGCTTCGACTGGGGCTCGGCGCGTCCGTTCGCCGTCCACTGGTGGGCGGTCTCCGACGGCTCGCTGCCGGACATCGCCCGCGGCTGCCTGGTTTGCTATCGCGAGTGGTACGGCATGAAACCGGGTGAGCCGAACGTCGGGCTTCGCATGACCGCCGAGCAGGTCGCCGAGGGCATCCGCGAGCGCGAGCGCGACGACCCGAAGCCGCGCGACGGCGGCATGGTCGGGGTCGCCGATCCCAGCATCTTCGCTGAGGACGGCGGCCCGAGCATCGCCATGCGGATGACCCGCGCGGCGCGCATCATCTTCCGGCCGGGCGACAACAAGCGGGTGCCGCAGCGCGGCGCCATGGGCGGCTGGGATCAGGTCAGGGCGCGGCTGGTGGGCGACGCCGACGACAACCCGATGGTGGTGTTGTTCTCGACGTGCGTCGATCTGATCCGCACGCTGCCGGCGATGCAGCACGACGCCAGCCGGGCCGAGGACATCGATACAGAATCGGAAGATCACGCCGTCGATTCGTTACGCTACGCGATGATGTCACGTCCTTACGTTCGCGACATGGAGCGGCCGAAGGTGGTGGACAGTTGGGACGCGGCGTTCGCGCGCGACGAGCGCCCGTTGCGCGACTGGAGGGTGGCGTGAGCGTCCGAAAACGATGTCCGCCGGATTTAACCGTCCACAATGGCGAAACGCTATATTCTGGACAGTGGAAAAGTGCCTGTCCGTATACGGTCGTTTTCGGACACCCGAGCGGAGGGCCGGACGATGCCTGATTATGAGGCGATGTCGGGCGCCGAGTTCCAGCGCGCGGTCGGCGACGATCCCGCGAAGTGGACCGAGGCGGCGGCACAGAACGCCGCGGCGCAAGGTCTCAAGGTCGAGCGCGAGTGGCTGCTGATCTGGTTCACCGACGCCATGGACGCGGCGC